TCATAATTGTGATAGGTGGATGGGACGACGAAGGAGACGATTTTGATTCTCTTCGGGTATTTCACTCCATGGATAAAGCTAGAGATTATGAGTATAAATTAACGCTAATACATGACAGACGCAATACTGGCAGCAAAGATGCTGATTATGATTACGCTAAAGTTGAACGTCGAACAATTACATGAAGAAAGCAATACGCCCAACAACAACAACAACACTATGACTACACAGGAGGACAACTGATGCCTAATTACATCGCCAGAACAGGTCGAGTTCAGAGCTGGCTCGATAACCCTGAATCACGGCTCCCAGTGTCCTGCACTGTGTTTGTCGTAGAAGACTCAATGGAGGGTCCTAATGGTATCGAAGCCTCATGGAGATTCGTCTCACATGCCTTACGGAATGCAGCCGGAGTTGCTGTACACCTATCTAAGCTCCGTCCACGGAATAGCTCGAATGGAAAGGGTCTCGTCTCTTCAGGCCCAGTGTCGTTTGCAAGGATCTACTCTGGACTTAACGAAGTTCTTAGAAGAGGAGGGACGTATAAGAATGGGGCTTGTGTCGTACACCTCGACCTCAACCATCCAGATTGTGAGGAATTCGTTGATGCATCGCGTCAGGAACTTCCTTGGGTAAAGAAATGCCTAGATGTAACACCGGAATGGTGGGATGAACTTACCGAAGAATTCAAGTCTAAGATCCTTAGAGGAATCCAAGCTGGAGATATCTGGCTCTCAAAGGTTAAGTACGATCAGACAGGCGAGAGGATTTATTCCAATGTCTGTCTCGAGATCTTTCTCAAGAGCAGAGGCAGTTGCTTACTCGAACACATCAACCTTGGTCAATGTGAGGTTGACGGGCTTGTCCCCGCTTTCCTTGAGGGTATGTCCAACTTGTGCCGCCTCCATCCAACAACAGGTGTTGGAGCAACTGGAGAATACCTCCCTCCTGAAGAGGATAAGCAGGTGGGTCTTGGAGTCCTTGGGCTTGCCAATTTTCTACGGATGCAAGGTGTCAGCTACGCCGCATTCGGGGAAGCCCTAGCACTGGTTAATGATGAGGAAGCTACTTGGACTCCTGCTCTTTGTCTTGCACGGGAGTTTGCTTGTGCTGTCGCTGGTGCTGCCAACGTGGCGAGGGACGCTGGAATGGATCGTGCTTTCACTATCGCTCCCACTGCATCCTGTTCCTATAACTACCAAGACCTCGAAGGGTATACCACAACCCCAGAGATCGCACCCCCAATCAGTCGCCAAGTAGATCGTGATTCAGGCACCTTTGGTGTACAGAGTTATGACTATGGCGATGTGGAGATTGCCAGTGAGGTTGGCTGGGATGCTTATAAATCAGTAGCTGATGGTATTTGTCAGCTCTTCACAAACACAGGCTTGTTCCATGGGTACTCATTTAACTCATGGAGTGATGTGATTACGTACGATAATCGCTTCATCGAGGATTGGTTTAACTCTCCCCAGACAAGTATGTATTACGCCTTACAAGTCTCTCCAGACACACTCCGCAAGGATGATGTGTCTTCGATTCTTGATGAGGATTATCACGACATCTTCGGTTTAGAAGAGGACCATTGCTTATCTTGTGCCGAATGAATTAAATGTCCAAGTACACACAGATCGTCCAGCGTAAAAGAACCTGGACCCCAGTTGCAGTTACTAAGGGTGAAGTAAAAGCAGGAGCGGAGGAAACACTCTACCGCTGTCTTGCTTTACGGACTCTTGAGTTACCAGTTAAAGAGATGCTTTCTCAAGGTTTAGAGAAGGAGTTACCTAATGATCCTGGAGTTTTACCTGCCCTTCAATCAAACATGGCCGATGAAGATAAGCATGATTTGGCCCTTAATTATGTTGTCGATGTTCACGGCATTGATGCTAGGGCAGAGCGGGAGGCTGAGGCCATCCGTAAGTCCTGGCTCGAATTGCCAGAACACCCGATCCTTAAGACGGCGATCCTTGAAAGGTCAGTCTTCTTTGTTCTACTTCCCTTCTTCCGATTCTGTGGAGATGTAGGAATTAGAACCGTGGCATCCGATATCAGCCGAGACGAACAAACGCACACGGCGATCCACGCAATGGTTGCACATGACATTGGAGAGAAGACCACACCCGCCCTCAACAAGCTCCGCAGAGCTACTGTTGGCTGGGCTATGGACAAACTAGGACACTCATCAGATAAGCACCTTTGTAAGGACTTCTGGATGAGGCAATCTGATTCCCTTTATCACCAAGGTAAAGCTCCTGGACTTGCTGATACACAACGAGCCCGGATGCCTGCTTTTTTTGAAACTTCAAATGTAAACCTACCTCAATATGGATAAGAAGCTTTCCACAGAAGATGTCTTTGGTTCAGCTGCACCTCTTACTCAATTGGTCGATGAGCTAGTGGAGATGTTTCCAAACCGTACACCTACACCCCTAGACAGTCATGCAAAGTTAATGTACGAGGCTGGTCAAAGGAGTGTACTTGATTACATTATAGACAAGAAGAACAATGTGTAGCCCTCCAACGCCTTCAGTTCCAGAGATTAACCCCTATGAGGGTTTAAATACTGACCAGAAGTTTGCTGATGCTCAGAAAGCATTGAAGATTAAAAACGTAGACAATCCTGATGAAGTTAGAAGGGTAAATGCCTACATCGCTCAGGAGGATTACAACAGACTTGCAAGGGACGAAGGCTTTACAACAGCAGAAGCCCAACTAAAAGAAGAGGGTCTACTTTCTGATAGTGACGCTCTAGGAGCTGATTACTTTGGTGCTGTTCAGACACGTCAAAGTAAGATCGCCAACGATGCCGCTTATGCAGATTCTCAGGCTCAACAACAAGCAGCCGCTGATCAGTTTGCTGCTCTTATGGAGAAACAAGCTGAGGATGCTAGGAACTATCGACCCAAACAAGCAGACTTACCACCTGTTATGGCCCCTGTTGTTCAACCTAAGCCAATTCCTGTAGCTCCACCCACACCTCGAATGGAGATACAACGAACTCCACCAGCCCCTGAACTAACTAGGACAGATAACAATATGGCTATTATCAAACAGTCATCTACTGCTAGGTCTCGACTTCGCCGTAGAACCAGAGGTACTGCTTCATTGAGTGCTTAATATGTCAGATGAAGCTTTAAGTCGGTATCAGGAGCTATCTTCTGATAGAGAAGACTATCTAAACGTTGGCCGTGAGTGTGCCAAACTAACCCTACCATATTTATTAACAGAGGAAGGACACACACAAGGTGCCTCTTTCCATACTCCTTGGCAATCAATTGGTGCTAAGGGGGTGAATGTATTGGCATCTAAGTTGATGCTGAGTCTATTCCCAATCAACACATCATTCTTCAAGCTACAGATCAATGATGTAGAACTAGCAAAGATTCCAGACGTAACACCTGAAACACGTTCTCAGATTGACCTGTCTCTCTCCAAGATGGAGAAGATGGTTATGCAAGGGATTGCAGAGACCAATGATAGGGTTTCTCTACACTTTGCAATGAAGCATCTGGTATGCACTGGTAATGCTCTTGTCTATGCAAGTAAGAAGGGTATTAAAGTATATCCATTGGATCGCTATGTAGTCGCTAGGGATGGTAATGATAATGTCCAAGAGATTGTAACCAAGGAGATTGTAGACCGTGCTCTACTGCCAAAGGGCTTCCAACCTCTAGACACCGAGCAAGATGTTAATTCTCCTGGTGAGGATGGTCCTAAGTTTGGTGTGACCTCTACTTCAAATAAAGGTCAATACGATGACGCTGTGGTTTATACCCATGTCAAGTACGAGGACGGACAGCATAAATGGCATCAAGAGTGTGATGGTAAAGTAATCCCAGGTAGTAAATCTTCTTCACCCGTTAAGACATCCCCTTGGATGGCTCTAACCTTTAACCATTGTGATGGTGAGAGTTATGGTCGAGGTCGTGTCGAAGAATTTATTGGTGACCTAAATAGCCTTGAGCGGTTGATGCAAGCTATGGTCGAAGGATCAGCAGCAGCGGCTAAGGTTATATTTTTGGTATCTCCTTCTGCTACTACCAAGCCCCAATCATTAGCTAGAGCTGCGAATGGAGCTATTATCCAAGGTAGACCTGATGATGTTGGTGTAGTCCAAGTAGGTAAGACAGCTGATTTTAGAACAGTTCAAGAGATGATTGCTGTTCTCTCGCAACGTCTATCTGATGCTTTCCTAGTGCTGTCTGTACGGCAGTCTGAGAGGACTACAGCCGCTGAGGTAAATGCCACCATTCAAGAGCTTAACGAGCAGCTGGGAGGCATATACAGCAACCTCACACAGTCTCTACTGCAGCCCTATCTAAACCGTAAGCTGATGAAGCTTCAACAGCAGAAGGGTATTCCAACTCTACCTAAGGGCTTGGTTCTTCCTACTGTAGTTGCTGGTTTAAATGGTATTGGAAGGGGACAGGATAGACAGGCTCTTATGGAGTTTGTAGGCACCCTTGCACAGAGCATGGGACCTGAATCAATCCAGCAATATATCAACCCCTCAGAGTTTATCCGTAGATTGGCTGCTTCTTCTGGTATTGAGTCACTTGGTCTAGTTAAGACTGAGGAAGATCTAGCCCAGGAACAACAAGCAGCACAACAACAGCAACAACAGCAAACGCTATTAGAGCAAGCAGGACAACTGTCTAAGTCTCCAATGGCAGAACAGATGATGAATCCCAATGGACAACAACAACAACCAGGCCCCCAAGCGCCGCAGGGCTCGTAAGCCTACTGGAGAATTTAAAGGGGATAACCCAAATACACCAGGCCTCAATGAGGCTTGGGAATCCACTCCCATTGAGAATGTAATTACTGAGAAGTCTGTGGACTATTCGGTAAAACCAAAAGTATCAGGAACCAGCTCACCAACAGCTGGGAAGTATGAGCGGAAGGGAGTTGTTAGACCATCCTTCAATAAAATTACAACCACATTCTACTAAATGAGCACTATCACCTTTGACCCTTCCGAGGGTCCATCCGCAGAACAACAAGCCGCAGAGACAGCTGCCTTAGAGCAGGGTGAGAAATTAATCCAAGCTCAAGCTGAGGATAAAGAGCGTAGGCTTTCTGAAGCTACTAGCGCTAATGAAGATGTTTCTCTGATCGGTGGTAAGTTTAAATCTCAGGACGATCTACTGAAGGCTTATAACGAGCTTCAGAAAAAGATGAGTTCAGGTGAAAAGCCTGAGGAGTCAGAGGATGAAGAAGAGTCCACGGGAGTAGAAGAGCCTGA